CACAGCACAAGGGGCTAACTCTAATGCACATGGAGTACAAGGCTTTTGGTCGGATAAGAATGGAAGAGACAGGAGACTAACAATGGCTATTAACTTAAAAAGCACTTCAGACGCTCATTCCAATGGCGTAAAGACTCTGGTGTATGGTCAAGCCGGATCAGGCAAAACCACGCTGATCGGTACGTTACCAGCACCTATCATTTTGTCTGCTGAGGGTGGCCTTCTGGCGCTTTCAAGCATGAACCTTCCTTACATTGAGATCACCTCAATTGAAGAGCTCAAAGAGGCTTACACATGGCTGACTGAATCAGATGAGGCTAAGCCTTTTGAATCGGTTGCTTTGGATAGCGTCAGCGAAATTGCTGAAGTTGTGCTCAACAACGAGCGCAAGAAGACAAAAGATCCGAGGGCTGCTTATGGAGAGTTACAGCAACAGATGACTGAAATTGTCAGAGCATTTCGTGATCTTCCTAATCGCAACGTTTACTTCTCAGCGAAGCTTGAGAAATCTGCGGACGAGATGGGTCGGATGTTGTATGCACCTGCTATGCCCGGAACCAAGCTGAGTCAGCAACTTCCTTTCTTCTTTGATGAGGTTTTGGCGCTTCGTGTCGAGCGTGATGCTGAAGGCGTCATGCAGCGTGCGCTGATGACCGAGGGTGACGCAACGTGGGTTGCAAAGGACCGGTCAGGAAAGCTGCTGCCTTGGGAAGAGCCAGACTTGACCAACATCATCAAGAAGATTGGAGGTAAGTGATGGCTGAGATGACGCTATCCGAAGCATGGCTTGCCGCCAAGGAAGAAGAGCGTGCAGCCACTGAGAAGAGGCGAGAGATAGAAGACAAGCTTATCAAATTGTTTTCTATTGATGATACGCAGGAAGGAACGGTCAACCACGAGGTTGATGGAGCAAGAATCAAAGTCACGGCCCGTATCAGTAGGACTGTTGACTCTGAGTTGTTACAAGAAATAGCCGCTGAAAATGGCCTCACAGATCATCTTTCTACGCTGTTTCGTTGGAAGCCTGAACTGAATATGAAGGTGTGGAAAAACACTGACGATTCAATCACGCAACCGCTTTTGGGGGCAATCACTAGCAAGCCTAGTCGCCCTTCATTTTCGATTACTTTAGAGGATTAATACAATGGCATTTCTTGGAAAGACTTTTGACGTAAACACCCTGCCTGAAGGTAACTCTGGTGGTTTTGAGCCACTTCCACCCGGATGGTACTCATCAACGATTTCTGGCGCTGAGCTTCGTGCAACGAAGGATGGCACTGGCGAATACATTGCCGTTCGTTATGAGATCACTGGACCTAGCCATCAAGGTCGTATTGTTTTTGGAAACCTTAACATCAAGAACAAGAACCCAAAAGCAGAGGTCATTGCACACCAACAGCTTGGTGACATATGCAGAGCAATTGGTCTGACTCAGGTCAGTGACTCAGATGAACTTATTGGCGGTCAGCTTTTCATCAAGCTTAAGATTCGTGAGCAAGAAGGCTACGATCCAAGCAATGACATTGCTGGATGGAAGTCTCTAGGATCGTCTTTGTCATCTGCAGCCTCAGCACCAGCCACTGCAGCGGCGAATGGTGCTTCCAAAGCCCCTTGGGCCAGATAATAAAAATAGAGAGGGGCTACGGCCCCTCTTCTTTAAGGACATAAAAATGGCTAAGCTACCAGAACCAAACCACACCATCACCAATCTAGTTGATAAATACCATGAAGCGCATCAAGACAAACCCCGTCCTCACTTGGGTTGCTCTCTTCTTGGTCACCCCTGTGATCGTTATCTCTGGCTCCATTTACGTCATGCTGTTATTGAGCAATTCTCTGGCAGAATGCTCCGCCTCTTTCGTCGAGGACAAAATGAAGAAGAGACGATAGTTTCGGATCTCAAGGCTATTGGATTAGTTATCACTCATACAGGCGGCGATCAGAGCCGTGTTGATTTTGGAAGTCATGTATCAGGCAGTCTTGATGGAATCGTGCAGTCAGGAGTCCCTGAAGCGCCTTTGAGGCCCCACGTTTTGGAGTGCAAGACTCACTCAAAGAAATCATTTGATGAACTGGTAAAGCTTGGAGTAGAGAAGGCCAAGTTTCAGCATTACATTCAGATGCAGGTCTATTGTCTTGGAAAGAACATTGATCGAGCGCTCTATGTCGCTGTCTGTAAAGACAATGATGAGATGTACTCTGAGCGAATTCATTTAGATAAAGAACTGGCTGAGAAATACATTGAGCGTGGTAAGGCGATTGCTTTGTCTGAGCGTATGCCAGAGCCCTTGTCTGCCGATCCATCTTGGTATCTTTGTAAGTTCTGCCCTGCTCATGACCTTTGCCACAAATCAAAGTTAACCAAAGAGGTCAATTGCCGAACCTGCGCCTTATCCACGCCAACAGCGGATAGCAAGTGGCTGTGTTCTCGTCATGACAATGAAGAGATTCCTTTTGAGTTTCAGCTTGAAGGGTGTGACGGCCATGTCCTGCACCCAGAGTTGGTTCCATTTCAGCGTAAAGAAAGCGCCAGTGAGTGGGAAGCGGTTTATGTTATCGACGGTCAGGAAGTTCGCAATGGAGAGCCTGACGCTAACGTTTTTAGCAGCAAAGAAATCATCGCTGATCCTTTGGCGTGTGCTCATGCTGATGACGCCGTCAGGGACCTGAGAGACGCTTTTGAGGGGAGGATTGTGTGATGCTGAGAGAATATCAACAGCGCACGATTAATCAACTCTACGATTGGCTTGCTAATAATTCAGGAAACCCCTGTCTGGTGCTTCCAACAGGGTCTGGTAAGAGTCATATTATTGCGGCTCTTTGTAAGGACGCCATTCAAAGTTGGCCTGAGACTATGATTCTCATGCTAACGAGTCAGAAAGAATTGATTGAGCAGAATGCTGAGAAGATGCGCCAGCATTGGCCTAATGCGCCAATGGGGATTTATTCAGCTGGAATGAATCGGCGTCAGCTTGGAGAGCCGATTACGTTTGCCGGCATTCAATCCGTAAGGAGCAAAGCCAAAAAAATTGGCTTCATCGACATCATCATCGTTGATGAGTGTCACCTCATATCTCACAAGGGAGAGGGGAGCTATCGAACATTTATTGATGAACTTAAAGAGATCAATCCCAATGTTCGTGTTGTTGGATTAACCGCAACGCCTTACAGGCTTGGTCATGGACTCATCACAGATAAGCCGGCTATCTTTGACGATTTGATTGAGCCAGTCGTTATTCAGGAGTTGATACGGGACGGATACTTGTCGCCGTTAAAATCTAAAGTCACACAAACCAAGCTTGACACTAGTGGAGTACACAAGCGAGGTGGTGAGTTCATTGAGAGTGAACTTCAGGCTGCTGTTGACAATTCTGACACCAACAGTTCGATCATTGATGAGGTCATTCATCTTGCTGGCGACAGAAAGTCTTGGTTGTTTTTCTGTACAGGAATCAAACACGCACAAAATGTGGCTGAGGAGCTTAGGTTTAAAGGGATTCATGCCGAGTGTGTTACAGGAGAAACGCCAAAAAAGGAGCGTGAAAAGATATTGGCTGCTTTTAAGGCCGGAAAGATAAGGGCGCTAACCAACGCTAACGTACTAACAACAGGATTTGATGCTCCAAACATTGATTTGATTGCCATGCTAAGACCAACCATGTCACCAGGTCTTTATTGTCAGATGGCGGGAAGAGGACTTCGCCTAAAGGATCACACCGACCATTGTTTGGTTCTTGACTTTGCTGGTGTGGTTGAGGCTCATGGCCCTATCACTCACATCATTACTCCAGATAAAGTTGGAGGTGAGGGAAAGGGTCAGGCTCCGACAAAAGCGTGTGAAGAGTGTGGTGAGATTGTTGCTGCAGCCGTGAAGTTTTGTCCTTCGTGTGGCGCTGAATTTTCTATAGCACCAAAGAATGAACTTTTCTTACGCAACAACGACATCATGGGCTTTCGAGAAAAGATCGAGATGAAGGTGACTGACTGGAAGTGGAGAAAGCACACATCAAAAACATCTGGCAAAGAAATGTTGATGGTCACTTATTATGGATTGCTTAGCGATAAACCAGTCAATAGCTACCTTCCGATCCTTCATGACGGAATGGCCGGATCAAAAGCTAGGAACGAAATTTATTCCATCGCTCAAAAGGCTAACATTCATCTCGGAGCAGCTAAAGATTTAGACTCTCTTGTCTCGATTCTTTCTAATGGTAATGCCCCAGACAAAATTTCATATCATCAGGATGGAAATTTTTACAAGATCACTGAGATGGAGTGGCCTTCTTAGACTCCTCCTCAATAGCCTTTTCCATCTTCTTGCCGATCTCAACAGCCTTATCGGCAAGCACTTGGCGGGCATCAAGAAGCTTCCTCTGAACAACCTTTTTCTGACCCATAGGCATCTTGGCATATTCAACAGCGGCCAAGTCGCTGTTGATTTGAGTAAGTTGTTGGTTTATATCGCTAAAGTTCTTGGAGAACCCTTCTTTTATTTTGTACTCAGGATCATTCTTTAGCTTTTCAACAGCATCCTTTTTGCCAGATTTTTGAGCATCACGTTTCATCTGGGCTACTTGACCTGTTTCCCTGATGTAATTGTAAGCCTCGTTCAATCTGGCCGTCTTGTTAGGATTCACCATGTAATTCCTAAGCATAGGATACTTTTGAGTGGGAGACTTTGGCATGACGCCTGAAGTCTCTCCCGTTTCCATGGCGTTTGCTTGCTCTCTTCTTTCAGCAAAAGCGTTTGCCAGTCCGTGGTACTCACCAAAGTAACCACGCAACACATGGTCAACCACCCTGGGGCTGACCTTGTGGGGGCTTACAGAGTTAATCATTCCGGCGAACCACTTACCTGTTGTCGAGACACCTCTGCTCCTTTCTTCAGGGAGGCGCTTCATATCTGCTGCTGAATCAATGGGCGATCCTGTGCGTGGATCATAGTTGAAACCAGCCTCAACCAAGGGGGCTATAGAAGAAGGAGCATTGAGTTCAATAGATCCTTTTTCACTGATCTCAACGGGCAGTGGCGGCATAATCATTTTCTGACTGGCCGCATAAAGCCGCTTGGCCGCCTGACCTGGTGGGATTCCTCCCTCCGCACCAAGAGCATTAATGAGCCCTAAAGTAACCAATCGAGGCATGGTGTTCATCAACCATCCTGCTTCCCAAGGGAGATTGATCTTGGCGATGACGCTGTCATCAGGCTCTCCTAGAAGTCTGGCAAGACCTACTGAAGCCTTCTTTCCAAGCAAGAGGGCAGTATCTTTTTCCGCATCATCCATGTTCTTGTAAAGCTCAGGATTGGTCTGCATCTGATACAAGTACCAACCAAGCAACGCTGCGCCAGTTACCGTTGCTCTAGTGATAGAAGCCTTTCTGGCAATGGCGGCTTCCTTTGGACCCATACCATAACCTGAAAGGTTTCTCATCATAGAGTCCACACCGTTGATGGATGCGCCAGTAAAAAGATAGAGGTTTCTAAGGCTATTGGCTGTTCCACTAGAGCCTTTATTAGAAAAGTTGATGAACTGCCTAGCCTTATTGATAGCATAAGCTTCAAGCTGCTCTCCTTCGAGCCCTAAGTGTTTTGCGCCATCCTTCTTGGCCATCTCATAAATATGAGCTCTAACACCCGCATCGGCAGAAGCACCCGCTTGGCCTAATTTCTTAGCGAATCCTTCAAGAGGCTTTCCTATACCAGGGATCTTCTTTATCCAGTTCTGTTTTGCATGAATATCATCATAGGACTTATCCATCATGTCCACAAAGTCATGTGGACCAATGGCTTGTCCGCTTCTAGAAAGAACCTCTGCCGCATTGTTCTTTCCCACCATGGCGGTGGAGATGTTCTTTATCTGATTAGGTATGCCCGTGATACCCCCATGCCCTATTCCAGATAGTGTGATGGCATGGAACATTTCAAGAGGAAGTTGTTTCAGGAAGAAGACAGGAGTTTGTACGGTACTGGTACGAATCAGACCACTGCCGAATTTGTTTAAGATGTCAAAGGCCGCATGAACTTCTGGAGAGACAAACGCTATTGATTGAAGAAGTTGTGGGTCTTCAACGATTGCATGACGCTCTTTGCCATCGTCCCAATAGGACATCAATTTGGCTTTTTCAGAAGCGCTAAGGTTTGCCACTCTGTTCTTTGATATTGGACGAACAAGGCTGGGGTCAATTTTACTTAGCTGTTTTATAGCCA